CACAGGCTGGAAGCCTGTGCCACTCTGTGACAGTGCCCGCTGGAGGGTCACATACGCCATCATCAGGAAACCGATGCCCTTTTCTATCTCTGGATCCGGCTCACAGGGGGCGAGCTCACGAATCAAGTCCCGGATTGCCGTGAACCGGTCCTTGAGGTTTTCCGGGCCAATCGGTTTTCCATCGACCATAATCATGGAATCGCACATGCTATCGTTTCCTTGTCAGTCTGAGCTTATGGAGCTCCTTCTCGAACTCCTTCACCATTAGACGGCCGTTTGTGCCGGGCACCAGTACCGGCAGCTCCTTGTCTCCCGCCTGCAGACGGAGGAGTCCGTAGCTTTCGGATGCCCCGACGGGTCCGCCCGTTGCGTAGGCTGCCCTCGGGATTTCCGGGGGCATGGCGATGGAATTCACAATTGACGGCAAATTGATCCGCAGATTGTTCAGGCCCTCAAACAGACCCGCCCCGTATTTGGCCACAGCTTCCTTGCGCACAACGAACTCACCGGCTTCGAGGAGCGCCCGTATCCTGTCACCGCCTCCCCAGCCGGGAAGTTTCCCGAGCATGCGCAGCCAGTTCCCGCCTCGGCTCATCGCCGCGACCAGGCCGCCCCACCGGTAGCCGTCGCCCTCGTCCGAGTCCGAATCCGGCTCACCGCCGCCCCCGCCTCCGCCCTCGACCTTGACGACGTGGATGTAATGCGTCGAGTGGGTATCCCGCTGGATTTCGGCCAGCTTGGCGTCTATGGCGGCAGAGTCAACCTTGATGGTCGCCGTGGGCTCGATCTTCATGTTGGCCAGCTCATCGAGGAGCTTCTTGTTCTCTTCCCACTGCGTTCTAAAATCCGCCGCCTGCTTTTCCGCCGATTGCCGGTTCTGTTCCGCAAGCTCCACCTGTTTCGTGATGGCCGCCTCGATGGCCTTCTGAGCCTCGGTCACTCCATCAATGGCCGTCTTGACCGACTGCGCCATCGAGACAACAACCTTGTCGCCCTCTTTCACCTCGCCAGCCAGCCCCGCGTATTCCTGCTTCGCCTTTTCGGCGAGCGCCTGGGCTTCCTTGAGGGCCTCCGGGGTCTTCGCATTGGCGACCTGATCGAAGGCTTTTCGCAGCGTCTCCGATGCCTGCTTTTGCTTGTCCGCCCAGGCCTGGGATTCGGTCATGGTCTTGCGCTGGAGCTCCCGAATCGTCTCCTCGGTGGACATCCTGGCATCGCGAAGCTCCTTCTGGAGCTTCTTTACTTCCTCGGCGTATTTCTTCTCGTCGGCGAGGGCCTCGGAGAGAGAGGACTTGAGCTTCTCCTGGTAGCCTTCCAGGGCCTTGATTTTGGCATCGCGCAACTGTTCCGCAATGCCTTTGGCCTCGTTTGCATATTCCTGTTCGTTGGCCCGGGAACCGTTCAGCACCTCTTTCTGCTTTGCCGCCGTCTCCTCTGCGTGCTTGACCAGCGCGTCTTTCTTCTGCCGGTAGATTTCCAGCACAGCCTGGTTGGCGCTCTGTTCGTCGCTGACGCCGGCCCGTGCTCTCTCCGCCATCAAATCGTAGCTGTCACTGATGGCCTTGCTCGACCTCTGGTGCTCCTGCGCCAGGTCCTTGATGGATTCTTTGGCTTTATCGAAGGGCACCCGCATGTCACGATCAAAGGCCTTGCCGGTCTGTTCGGCGGTTTCCGCCGCTTCCCGTGCCCGTTCTCGAAAGTCCTTGAGGGCTGTTCCATTGGCTTTGGCGGCCTTGCTCGCATTCACCATCGCCTCGCGGAGCTCTTCGATGCGTGCATTCACTTTCGGGAGCTCGGCTTCGGCCGCTTTGGCCTCATCCGTCTGGAACAGCCCGCCCCAGTCGCGTTTTTGCGCCAGGGTTTCGAGCGCCGCCCGGTAGCGGTTCCAGTAGCTCATGGCCTTCTGCAGGCCTTCGTATTCCGCCTGGAGCTGATCTTCCTCAAGAAGCTTCAATTCGTTCAGACCCTTTACTTTCACTTCCTTGAAGTCCTTGAACTCATCTGCCGCCTTCCTGTAGGAGTCGGACATCTTGCTGATGTCTTTCTGTAGGTCCAGGAAGGACTTGAAGACCTTAGTCAGCTCGACAATCCGGTCGACCGCAATCGCCGTAACCAGTATTCCGCCCAATCCGACCAGAGCGGTCTGAAAGGCGGTGAGGCCGGTAAAGGCCAGGGCGAAAGCCGCTTTTACCTGGCCCAACGTGGTTATGAAACTCCCGAAGAACAGGTTCACGGCCAGGGCGATCACCTTGAGCGCGCCGAAGGACGCCGCCAGGGTGCCCAGGACAAGTACCAGGTCGGCCAGGCCGGGCTCTACGCGCACCAAATCGGATATTGTTTGGACGATAGCGGTCACCCCCTGCACGATGCTCTTCGATATCGGCAGGACGGTATCTCCCAACGCTGTCCATAGTTCAGTGAATGCATTGCCGGCCAGTTTGAGCTGGCTGTCGAGGGTCTGCAATCCGCGGCGGTATTCCTGGTCGACTGCCCCGGCGGTTTTCGTGGCGTCGGCAACAAATCCGAGTGCTTCCTTGTACTTGTCGAGGCCGGTCACCAGGATGGATATATCGTCCTGATATTCCAGGCCGAAGAGCTTTACCAGGGTCTGGGACAGGTCTTGCCTGCCAAGCTGTTTGAGGGTGTCCAGGAATTTCAGCAAGGCTGCCTGGGGGTCCTTTTCAATTTCGTCCGCGAGCTGCTGCGCGCTGATACCGATCTTATCCAGTGCCTCCTGAAATTCTTTGCCTTGCGCCGGGGCCGTCTGGAGCTTCGACAGGAGGGCGCTGATGGCCATCGATGCCGTTTCCGGTGTTCTGCCGAGGGAGAGGAAGGCGGTGGCAAGGGCCGCTGTCTGCTCGGCCGTCAGCCTGAAGATTTGCGCCGCGCCCCCGGTGCGGGTGATCACGTTAAGGATATCCCGCTCGACGGCGTTCGTGTTGTTCCCGAGCACATTGACGGCATCGGCCAGCTGGGCCAGGCCCGGCAGGTTGAGCTGATACAGGTTCATGAGCTTGCCGGAGGCGGTGCCTGCATCTTCGGCGGTCATCTTGAAGGCCTCGGCCATCTTGGCGACGATGATTACAAACTGTTCGATATCGTTTGAGGCAATGCCCATCTGCCCTGCCGCCTCGGCGATCCTGGCCAGCTCAATGGCGCTTCGGGGGATGGTCCGGCTAAGCTCCAGGAAACGCAGCCGCAGCTGTTCGATCTTCTCCGCCGGGGCATCGACCACCTTGGCCACGTCCGACATGGCGGTTTCCAGGTCCTTGGAAGCCGTGACGGCTGTCTTGATGCCCATTGCAGCCCCAACCAGGCCGACGATGGCGACCTTCGCCCTATCGAAGGCTTCGATCAATCCATTATTGGACGCCTTGAGCTCCTGGATGCGCTGGTTCACTCTCAGCTTGGCTTCGGCCAGTTCCTTCATGGTCATGGTGCCCGAAGCCCGCAGGGTGCTATAGGATGCCTTGAGCCGTTCGATTTCGGCCCTGGTTTGCTGGGTGGATTTCAGACCGAGGTCGTCTCTGGCCAGCGCCACGGCCTTTTGCTTTTTGAGCTCTTCGGTCGCCTGGGCGAGGGCTGTCTTGAGCCTCAGATGTTCGGAGGCGAGCTTCGTTACATCAACGCCCGCCGCCGACATTTTCTGCTTGAGGTTATGCAGTTCGGCGGCCTGTTTGGCAATGGCGTCCTTCAGGTTCCCGGCTTCCTTCTTGGCCTTCTCGAAATTGGCCGCAAGCTCCTTGCTGGGGCTGTCTGTCGCCTTGAATTCCTTTGCCAGCTCCTTGACGCGAGCCTGGGCCTCCTTGAACGCCTGCTGATTTTCGCCAAGCGCCTTCTTTAGCGCCGCGAAGGATTCGATATTGCCAAGCGGCTGTTTGAGCGTTTCGTACAGCTTCTTGAATTGAGCCGCCAGCTGATCTATATTTGTTTTAGCTTCGTTGCTGTCGGCTTTGATGACTATTTTGATGGCATTGTCTGCCATGTGCCAAACCTTCACAAACGGAGGAGAGCGGAATGCTCGACCTCAATTATCCCGCCCCGAAAATCCCAGGGCCGAAACCTCCAGGATACCCCTCACCGGCTAAAAGCCGGTGCCACCTACCGATGTACTACCGCGCATACGCATGGCTCCTGGACAACGGCGCCATGCTATTTTGGGTGTGGGCGGGGCTGACGTTCAGCATCGGCGCTCTGACCGATGATTGGCGCTTGTTTGCCTGGGGCCTGATGATCCCGGTCATTGCCGCCTGCACTCTCTTCGCCGCTGCCTTTGTGTCCATCATGGCCACCCGCTTCTTTATTCGCATGGCGAAGTGATGTCCTTCGCCAGTCCCTTGACCTGATCGTCCGTGCCCCTCGTGCCCACCAGCAGGAGGTTCAGGGTCCTGATATCGCGGCCGGCCCTGGCCTTTTGAATCGCCTTCATGAACCCGATCATTTGCGGCATGCTGTACTCCAGGACCTCTTCATAGCGATGGCCATTCCCTATCAGGAATTGGAAGACATCCGCCCAGGAAGATTTAGTTTGCTCAACCCTTTTGCCGCCTCTTCGACCCGGGGCAGCACCGTGCGGGCGAAAAAATCCGCATTGACCTCGATGACCGTTTGCGTGAGCAGGATGACGTCGTCCAGGGTGAGCTCTCCAATCCACTCTTCCGGCCGGTCCGTGGCCGCCGACAGGGCGGACGTCAGGTCCTCGGCCCCTTCGGCGAGCATCCCCATGATATCCACCGTATCGCCCTGGAAATGGTGCAACAGGCCCTTCATCCCTCGGGAGACCCTGGAGAGCTGCCGCATCTTGACAGGTCCGATCGCCAGGGTTTCTCCGCCAACTATCACTTCGACCGGTTCCGGAATCATTTGCTGTAAATCGTCCACGATCGCTCCAAACAGTGACTAGTGACTAGTGGCTAGCAAGAACAAACTCCTCCCACTAATCAACTGCTCTTAACCCATCATCTCGACCTTGTAGTATTCCTGGCCGCTGGGCTGGGTGGTATCGGCCAGGACCGTGCCCGTGACACTCAGTATGGCCGCCTTTTCTCCAATGAGGTTGATGTCGCCGTTGAGGTTGATCTGCACCTTGTGGAAGGTGTAGCGCTGGCGCGGGCCGGAATCGTCGCCGTCGGTCACGAATACGATGCGCTTGGTCACCGATCCCGCCGACATGGCCCAGAGGTACTTCTTGGTCACGGCTTCGTAGTCGTAATAGAGCTTGTCGCTGTCGGCGATGTTGGCCAGCTTGCGCACATAGCCATAGTCCGGATCGATATCATAATCCGTGCCCTGTACGCGGAGGGTGGTCCCGGCGGTATCGGTCACCACGATGTCTTCCTCAGTCTCGTATCCGGAGAGGGTGATGTAGTTGCTCTCATCCTTCGAGAGCTTGGTATCGCTGGTGAAGGCCCCGGTGACGTGATAGAGCAGCAGGTAATCCGTTCCCGCGGTATTGCTGACCCAGGCGACCTTCCCGCTCTTCGTGGAGACATCCCCGGTCACCGTATCGCCGGCCGCCAGAGTCCCAGTGATGGTGCCGCTGGCCTTGATCCGGAAGACGTTCAGGTGTCCCAGGTCGATGAATTCATTCAAGACCCATGTCTTGGTGACGGCGTCCGCATAGCTCGCGGACTGGTTGAGCGTGTTCACCGTGCCGCCGAGGAGTGCCATCTGCAGGTTCTCTTCAGCCTGCTCGCGCAGGCCAAAGGAAAGAGTCGCCTCCCGTTCCGATTCCTTTTCCAGGATGGTTGCTCGGGCTGCATTCCGGGTGGATTTCACCTTCTCGGTAGTGACCTTGACGGACATGGAGAAGTTTTCGAGCTCCCCCAGGTCCACGCCAGGATTGGAGCCTCCCACCGTTCCGGCGTAGGTACGCCCTGTGCCGTTGTAGCGAATGTTGTCAACGTTCGTTGCTAAAGCCATTTCGGGTTTCTCCTTCTTCGTTGGGGACTATTTGAAGACGTGGCGCAGCACCGCATCGGCAATGATCACGCCAATGGCCAGTGCTCCGACGATTTTCCAGACGTGCTTTTCAACGGCATTCACGCGTTCTTCCAATTCTCCAATGCGCTCGCTCATGTTGCCGATGGAATTGATCCGCTCCGCCAACAGGTTGAATTTGCCGTCTATCAAGACTTCGATCCCCCTAAATTTCTCGTTGAAAAGTTCAACCAGGCCATTGAATGACTCGATATGGAACGCGCAAACCTCATGAGGCGGGGTCATTTCGCTAATTCTCCTTCCATTGACTCTGCGGCCAACACCTTTTCAATCCGGGCCAGGTGATCTTTCATGTTGTTCAGGCCCTTGACGGCCTGGCTTAAGCCCACCGCTACCCGGCGCCGTTCCAACTGCAATCCCAGCACGGCATTCCGCACTTCATGCCGGATTGCTTCCAATTCGTCTTTGCCCGGTTTCATCCTGGAAGGCCCCTTCGGGTGGATTTTGGCTTACTCGCCGTTATCCTCGAAAACCCGATATATATCGGGTGATAGCTTACCGTTGATGCTTCCCCGGCGCTTTCCATCGGTACGATTCGCGCCCGGTAGACGGCGTTTTCGACCAGCTCTCTCAAGGTCTCGCACTGCAGAAACCCGGTAGCCGTCTTCTTTACGCCGCTGGTCACGATCTCCGAATTGATCACGCCAACCCCAAGGGAGATGTTCCACTCAAGGTCCCGGTTAGTGTCTCCCCGGACCTGCTCGACCCCAAGAATGGCAATGAGCGGATAGTCCCCCTCGGGGGGCGGGTTTTGCTGGTCCAGGCCGAGGAATATGGTGGGAGACTTGGAAAACTCACTCGTGCACCACTCCGATATGGTTGTATCGGCGGCGAGGGCATCGCGGATCGCGGTGAGCAGCTCGGTGGTGGTCATGATGCCCACCCCTTCCCGGAGGATACTGATCCACCCGACTGATACCGTTCGATGGCTTCCAGGAATTTCGCCTCGAAATGCTGGAACACCTTGCCTTCGGTGGCCTTCCTGACGGGCTCCACCCAAGGGCGAGCAGGTGTCTTCAATGTTGTTGTCCCGGCTTTGAGCGGGAATCCGGACCCAAATAAGTGCTTGCGCATCCGGGGCGTTACAGTCGTTTCAAACCCTGTCGCAGCCAGATTGAGCATCTGGTACAGCTTGGCGTTTCTCTCGATGAAACCGATCTCAACGAGGCTGTCATCATCATCCACCGCGTACCGAACCGCATTGATCAGCCGAGAGAAAGGCTGTGTTCTGGTACTCCCTCGATAAATGACCTGCCCTTTGCGATCTCCTGTCTTGTACCTGGTGGTCTTGTATCCAAGGCCTCTGTATCGGCCTGATTTGTCGTGTGTGCGGGACATTACTCCCGTGTGCGGATTGAGCGGGGGCCAATGGAGATATCCGGCGCCGGTCAAGGACCGCTTCGCCTCCATCTTCAGCTCCTGCTGCAACTGATACCCGACAGACGCCAGCGCCGCGGCTTTCGCCCTCTGGAAGATCCCTGGCAGATCCATCAGGGCCTTTGCCGCTTCACTAAGATCTTCTGCCGTTACCTGCACGTCGAGCATTGCTATTTCCTGAAAACGGGCCGCAAGTCCCGCCTGATCTCAAGGGTCCAATCCCCTGGGGTCTGATCGATTGCTTTCAAGACCGTCCAGGTGAGTGACCCGATGGTAATCGTGTCCCCCTCCGACCATTCCGCCACGTCCGTTTTCAGCACCATAGCCTGCGCAGTTGCCTGGAGAGCGGTGTTCCACTGTGCGCTCTCCAGGTCGTCGCCATAAGTGATTACAGCCGTAATGCTATGCGGGATGCCGTCGCTCCCGGTGTAGGTGACGGCCTCCCCGAAGGTGCCAATTATGGAACTCGAAATGGCCGGAAAGTTATCAGCAAAGCCCATTTATGCACTCGCCTTAAGACGCCGCCGTTGTGTCAATCAAATAGCCGCACGCCTTAGATATTGCACTCTTGACCGTGTTGGAGCTGTCATAGCTGGCAAGAAACGCCCAGTCCACATCATGGCGAACCCGGAGCATGTCCGACCTGACGGTCTCATCGCGGTACTGCTCGACAATCACCGTTTGCGGAGCGCCTTCATTCCAAACAAAAGTGCGCCCGATGCAAGGTTCGATGATATCGGCGGAATCTCCCTCAGCGACCCGGCACAACATGGCATAACGGGTGCCCCAAAGGTCAGAGAGGCTTGCGGACTGGGAACGGCCGGCCGTGTTATACATGGCCCCTGCAACGAGGATCTGCGGAACATCCAGGTAAGCACGCAGATGGTCAATGGTTACCGTTCCAGTTTTGGCGGCATCGGGAAAGATTTGGTAAACAGCTTCCTTTACTTTTGCGGATTGGCCGGCCTGAAGGAAGTTGCTGTAATTCATGATCAGGCAATTCGGGACGATCCCGTTGGCGCGCAGAGACGCTTTCCCTGTGTCAATGTCATATTTCAGGTCAGATGTCGCTGTAGTGCCCCATGCCACGGTAGCATTGTTCGCCGAGAAGTTGCTCGTATTGATGATCTTCGAGGCAATGGCGTATTCCTGGGCGCGCAAAATCTCGTTCATTTTGATATTCGAGATGGCCAGCTCCCAGGCGAACTTCGAGGAATAGAGCGCCCGGTATCGGTCATCCAGGCGAGCCTCAAGTCCCCGTTCCTGGGTCCTGAAGTAGCCGCTCTCAAACTCATTGTCCGACCGATTGTAATGCCCGAGGGGACCGCGCGCGGTATCGAGCAGGCTGAAAAGCGCTTCCTTGGGAATGACCGGGTATTCCGCCGCATTCACGGGCACGTAAAAGGGCGGCATCACCTGCAGCCCGATGAATCCCATGGTCGGCGCACTGGTCAGGGTCTCATAAACGGCCATGCCAAGATCGGGCCGCTGCAATACGGTATCAGAAGTTGGTCTCATTTATGGGTTCCTCCTCTGTCGGATGATTATGCCGTCAACAGTTTCTTCTGGTATTCGATCCAGGCCGCCAGCATGATTACGTCGTCAGTGCCGAGGGTGCCGTCCTTCGGCTTGAGGGTCAGCTCGATAGCGGCGGGGTACGCCGTCAAGTTGGCCAAAGCGAGGGTGAGCGTTACCTCCTGCACATACTTGGTGGTGGCATCTCCGGTCATGGCGCTGGTATCGCCGCCGAAAGTGCTGTCAGCGTCAAAGGCCGCCCCTACATCGTTGTTGTAGGCTGCCACGGTGAACTTGGTGGCATCGCCCACGGTAGCGCCGACCTTGGCCGCCAGGATATGGAGCACCATGTCTGCTGTGACGTCCGCATCGGGCGGGACAATGACCTTTGTTCCCACGGCGCCGGGG